GCCAATCGTGAGCGCGGTATTCGCCAAGAAGCCGAGCGCGATTACAAATTGTTTGGTACTACTCAACAAAACATTCCACAGGTTAACCCTATGGGTGATGCAACTATGCCAGCTGCGGCTGGTATGAAAAAAGGCGGAAAAGTTTTAGCGAAGGAAGGCGGTATGTTAAAACCTGTAGATAAAGAAGAGAACCCCGGATTAGCAAAATTGCCTACTCCCGTACGCAATAAAATGGGTTATATGAAAAAAGGTGGACAAACTAAAAAAATGTCCAAAGGTGGATCAGCATCTAGCCGTGCAGATGGTATTGCACAGCAAGGTAAAACACGCGGTAAATATTGTTAAGGAGAAGTAAATGAATCCAAAAGTAACCAAAGAATCCATTGAGCCAATTTCAGGCCCTGATATGGTTCACCATGACGACTTCATCAGCCAACACGAAGAAGGCGATCACAAGCATCACAGCACTCATTATATGAAGCATACAGCTGGTGACCACAAGCGTCACCGCGACCATGTAATGGCTATGTGCGGCGGCGGCATGGCTAAGGGTAAAAAGTAATGATGGCCTCTCGCGGAATGGGCGATATCGCTCCTTCCAAAATGCCCGGCAAAAAGGTTATCCATAGAAAAGATAACCCAGATGCAGTGGATGAATATAAAAAAGGCGGTGAAGTCTGGGACAAGCCGCGTCCTAAAGATTTAGGCAAGCCTAAAAAATTATCATCCAAGAAAAAGTCAAAAGCTAAAGCCATGGCTAAAGCAGCTGGCAGACCTTATCCTAATTTAGTTGATAACATGAGAGCCGCAAGGAGCAAATAATGGCTGAAAAGTGGATTCAGAAAGCAATTAAAAAACCCGGAGCTTTACGCAAAGAATTAGGCGTAAAGGAAGGTAAAACTATTCCGCCAAAGAAACTAGCTGCAGCAACAAAAAAACCCGGCAAGTTGGGTCAGCGGGCTAGATTGGCGGAAACCCTAAAGGGAATAAAAAAGTGATTAACTTTATAGAAGCTCAAATGAAAACCGCAGACCGTCTTTATCAGATGATGGAGCGGGATCATAACGAGCGCATTAAAGATATGTCCATGTGGTCAGAGGCCAGCTATAGCTTACTCAGAAAGCTGGATCAACGCGATAAAGAAATTATTAAATTAAGGGCTGAGATAGCCGCTTTAAAAGCCGCGTCAGCATTATAAATGGCCAATCCATCAGGACAAACATCATTTAATTTAGACCTCACTGAGCTTGTAGAAGAAGCCTTTGAGCGTTGTGGCTCGCAGTTACGTTCTGGTTACGATCTTAGAACAGCGCGCCGCTCTCTTAATTTGCTTACTATTGAGTGGGCAAACCGTGGAATCAACCTTTGGACCATTGAAGAGGGCAGCATTGCCTTAACGCCCGGACAAGCTATTTATCCTCTGCCAGTAGACACAATTGATTTACTAGATCAGGTTATCCGTCAAAACAATGGAAATACAACCACGCAAACTGATATTAATATTAGCCGTATATCTGAGTCTACTTACGCTACTATTCCTAATAAACTGACTAATGGTCGCCCAATTCAAGTTTGGATCAACCGCCAAAATGGTTTGACTAATGCCATTCCTTCGGCAACTTTGGCCGCGGCGGTAACCTCATCAGCGACCACAATGACAGTCAATGATGCTACCAATCTTGGTTCTACTGGATTTGTGCAGATTGATTCAGAAATTATTGCCTATACCAACTTAGTTGGAAACGTAATAACAAACTGCTGGCGCGGTCAAAATGACACTACAGCAGCCTCACACGCATCAGGCGCTGGTGTTTATATTTCTAATTTGCCCTGCATCAACGTCTGGCCAACACCAAACTCTGGCGGAAACTATACTTTTGTTTATTGGCGTATGCGCCGGATTCAAGACGCTGGCGGTGGTATTAATGTAGGTGATATTCCTTTCCGCTGGATTCCATGTATGGTTGCCGGATTAGCTTCTCATTTAGCCATGAAATTGCCAGATATGGATCCCACGCGCGCGATGGCATTGAAGCAATACTATGAAGAAGTATTTAACTACGCGGCACAAGAAGACCGCGAAAAAGCCTCTATTCGGTTTGTGCCACGCAATATGGCTTATATGAGGTAATTATGGCTACTAAAGAAGAAGTGCAAGCAGCTAAAGACATAATTGCCGAGATTGGAAAAGATGTTAGAAGCAAGCCAAAGTACACCGGCGTTTCATATTATGATACTGGTCCTAGAGTTGGAACTCAGATAAATCGCCCTATTGGCGGTGGTGGTGGAACCGGGACAGGTGGCGCAGCTGCAGAATTAAAAATGCTTAATAACCCAAAAGCCATTAAAAAAGGCGGAACGGTACGCGGACACGGAATTGAAACGAAAGGCAAAACGAAGGGCAGGATGCTCTAATGCCAAATAAGTTTGCTTCCGGTAAGTTTGCAATTGCAGAATGTGACCGATGTGGTCAGCGTTATAAGCTAAAAGAGCTAAGAACTCAGACGCTTAAAACTAAGCCATATCGTGTAAAAGTGTGTTATGAGTGTTGGGATCCAGACCACCCTCAGTTACAATTAGGTATGTACCCCGTGAACGATCCGCAAGCGGTTCGGGAGCCACGGCCAGATGTCAGTTACTATGCCTCCGGTAACAACGGATTGTTGGTTAACCAAGGCAGCGGCATAAGTTATTTGCAAGCCGGCGATGTATCTGGTGGTAGTCGTGTGTTTCAATGGGGCTGGAATCCGGTAGGCGGAGCCAGCAGTTTTGATACTGTTCTGACTTTGAATTATCTGATTGCAATTGGGCAAGTAGGAACAGTAACAATATCAACAACTTAGGAGTAAATGATGGATAAAGAAGATGTCAAGCAAGACAAAGCAATGATTAAAAAAGCTTTCAAAATGCACGATAAACAAGAGCACAAGGGCGGCAAAGGCACAAACCTTTCCAAGCTTAAAAAAGGCGGACCTACTGGCATGGATATGCGTAAGTCAGGCCGTAATGTGGCTCGCGCTAAAAACCAAAGAGGTGGTTAATATGGCAACCGCAAAGAATGTTCCGTTTACTAGCAAAGATAGCCCTGCTATTACAACAGGTAAAGCTCGTAACAATAAGCCAGCAACGGCTTATGCTAAGGTTCATACTGACTTGAAAGATGATCCAGTAGACGCACGTAGCCCAACTTATGGCGGCGGCGCTTTTACATATGATGAAGTAGTAGAAGATGGTATTGAAACTCGCGGCAATGGTGCAGCCACCAAAGGTCGTATTGCACGTGGTCCAATGGCTTAAGGGTAAACCCTAATGAACTATGTACAACTGTATAATGCTATACAGAATTATGCTGAAAATACTGAGGCGCTGTTTGTAGCCAGTATTCCCCGTTTCGTTATGGAAGCGGAGGATCGGATTTACAACAGCGTTCAGATTCCTTCGTTACGTAAAAACGTAACTGGAAACATGACGGCATCTAATCCGTATCTGTCTTTGCCTAGCGATTATCTTTCTACATATTCTTTGGCTGTTATTGACGGGTCTGGCAACTACACGTATTTAATTAACAAAGATGTTAACTTTATCCGTGAAGCTTATTCCAGCGCCAGTTATACCGGACTGCCAAAATATTACGCACTTTTTGGTAATCAATACAATAACTTTGAAGCACTTTCCGCCTTGCTTGGCCCTACGCCAGATTCAAGCTATAGTTCAGAGTTGCACTATTTTTACTATCCACCTACGATTGTTCAAGGTCAAATTGCTACTTTAAGTGCCAGCATTACCGGCGGTACAGGATATGTTAACGGAACTTATGAAAACGTACCGTTTACCAATGGTTCTGGCATGAGCGCAATCGGAACTTTTGTAGTTTCTGGCACGGCTGTGACCAGCGTAACGCTCAATGATGGCGGCCAATTCTATGTGGTTGGCGATACTTTGAACGTGTCTAATGCCTATCTTGGTGGCGCTGGTTCAGGTTTTGCCTGCACTGTTGCTACAGTAACCAATGCCACAGGAACTACTTGGTTGGGCGACAATTATGATCCAGTACTATTTTATGGTGCAATGCGGGAAGCTATGCTTTTTATGAAAGGCGAGCAAGACCTTGTTGGATACTATGAACAAAAGTACCAAGAGGCTTTACAAGAACTTAGACGCCTTGGCGATGGCTTGGAGCGTGGAGATGCTTACCGCGATGGCCAACTCAAGCTCAATGTGGCTCCTAGAAATCAGGTGGCTAGATGACAATTGTTCAAGGTCAAACCACCCAGTTTAAAATGAACGTGCTCAGCGGCTTGGAGAACTTTGCCGTTGGCACCCCCTATACCTACAAAATTGCCCTTTATACGGCAGCTGCCAGCTTAGATAACACAACCACCACCTACACTTCCAGCAACGAGGTCACAGGAACCGGTTATACGGCCGGCGGACAGGTTTTGACCATATCCAACACCCCAACAGGTGACAATTCTACAAACACGGCTTATATCTCGTTTAATAACGTCACGTGGAACCCGGCCAGCTTTACTTGCAGGGGTGCATTAATTTACAATAGCACTACAAATGCTGCGGTTGCGGTATTAGATTTTGGCTCGGATAAAACCGCGTCTAGCAACTTTACAGTTACTTTCCCAACGGCGACATCAACCACCGCCATTATTCGTTATAGTTAAGGAGTTTTTATGGAAAAATCAAACTACGGTGATGTCTCATCAGCAGCCGTTACACGCGGAGCTGGAGCTGCCGAAGCCGTTGGTCTACAGGGCTATTATGGCGTTACTTGCTATGACGCAAACGGCAATATCAAATGGCAAGATTTAGCAGAAAACTTGGTTACCGCAGCTGGTAAACAAGCTCTGTTTGACTACTATTTTGGTGCTACTGGTACCGGCGGCGGTACATCTTCTGGCGCCAACTATCTTGGTTTAGTAACCAGCGCATCTGCAACGGCTAACTATTTTCAATCAGATACCATGTCAACCCATGCTGGTTGGTATGAGCCATCCACAAGTATTTACGCTGCACGTCAAGCTCCAACTTGGACCGCGGCCACTAATAATGGATCAGCCTCACCATCCAATATTGTTTCTAAAGCAGCTGGCGCAGTGACATTTAGTATGCTTGCAACCGCTACCATTTTTGGTTGTTTTATTAACTCAGGTGCTTCAGCCTCTGGAACAGTTAGTGCAACTGGTGGTGTTTTGTATAGCGCAGGAAACTTTACCGGCGGTTCAAAAATTGTAGCTAACGGCGACTCTATTGCGGTTACTTATACAACTACCGCAACGTCATAATTAGGAGCCTTTTATGGCTTTTCTTGTAGCCGATAGAACCTTACAAACTGGTACGGCCAACACTACCGTTAGCTTTAGCTTAACGGGATCAGTAGTTGGCTTCCAAACTTTTTCATCTATTGGCGATGGGAATAGCACATATTACTCTGCTACGGATGGAACCAATTGGGAAGTTGGCGTTGGGACTTATACAGCCTCAGGAACTACGCTATCAAGAAATAATATATTGTCATCAAGCAATTCAAATGCAGCAGTAACATTCTCAGGAACAGTTACAGTTTGGTCGGACTTTCCTTCTTCTACAATTAGGCTATCAAATACTGCAGTTCAACAACAAAATTTTGGAGGTTTTCTATAAATGGCAGCTAATATCACACCTATTTTCCCAGTCTCCCCAATTGTTGGAATTGCAACATTAACGGCAGCTACTGCAATTACATCCCGTGCAAACATTACTGGTACAACCGGTTTAGTTCAGCTCACCGCTACTTCCACTAACGGAACTAAAATTGATGCAATTACTGTTCAAGCAAAAGGTACAACTGTAGCCAATATCATTGATATTTGGATTTATAACGGAACAACTTCTTATTTATATGCTGAGATTTCTGTATCCGCAATTACCCCAAGCACAACGACTGTAGCATTTACATCTACCACTACATTTAACAATTTAGTTTTGCCGCCAACTTATCAGCTTTACATTTCTGAGCAAGTTGGTACCACCAGCGCGGACTTTAATATTATTGCTTTTGGCGGACAATACTAATGGCTTTTCCAAATAATTCTTTTTACTATACATCCCAAGCAAACTCGCTTGGGGTTGGTACTCCTGCATCTGGAGCAATAGGAGAAATTCGCGCAACCAATAACGTAACCGCTTATTATTCTTCTGATAGAAAGTTTAAAGAAAACATTAAACCAATTTCTGCTGCATTGCAAAAAGTGGAATATATTGGCGGAAAAACATTCAATTGGACACAATCTTACATAAGCAGCCATGGTGGAGAAGATGGGTATTTTGTTAACAAAGATGATTTTGGTGTGATTGCTCAAGATGTGCAATCTGTGTTTCCATTGGCTGTAAAGACTCGTGAAGATGGAACGCTGGCAGTAGATTATCAAAAATTAGTTGCCTTGGCATTCCAAGCAATAGCAGAATTAAAGGCCGAAATAGATACCCTGAAGGGTAAATAATGTTTGGCATCAATGCGTTTTCACAAGCGCCATTTGCTGCGGGGCCATATCAAAATGTCTACGGCGCGGGAATTTCTGAGTCAATTACTACAATAACCGATAGCGAAGCATTAGTTGCTACGTTCATTACAGTTATTTCAGAAGCATTAACTGCGGCTGATTCTTCAGTTGCAAGCAAAGTATACATTGATACAGTAAATGATTCCATTACTTCTGCAGATGCGCAAATAGGAACAGCATCTTTTTCCAATTCAATCTCAGAATCATTAAGCATTATTGATTTGCCATCGGCAATATCATCTTTTGTTAGTTCTATATCGGAAAGCAGCGCTTTTGCGGATTTACCCGCATTTACATGGAATTTAAATATTACAGAATCATCCACAATAGCAGATGTTAACGTAGTTTTAGCTACATTTGCTTATTCTGTAATTGAAGTTTTACAATCTGCAGATAGCCCAACAGCTAATAACGTAGCCTCTCCTTCAACCATATTTGAAGGAATCAGCACATCAGATGTAGAAACTGGCATACCTACGTTTGCCGGTCTTATTTCTGAATCTATTACAGTGGGATCTGCTATTGTTGGTGGATACAGTGTAGCGGTTAGCGAAACCATTACCGTAAATAATACTCAAGTAGTTTTAGCGGCTTTTAGACCAAATATTACAGAATCTGCCACTTTAATTGATGCACCTACAGTTTTAGCGGCTTTTGTAACAACCCAGACAGAAAGTTTCATTATTGCCTCTAGCCAACCATCTTCTGGATGGATTAAAATTAACGATGGTCAAACCCCAAATTGGGGTAATATTAACGACAGTCAGACACCCAATTGGACGATTATTTTTAATAATCAATAAGGATATTTATGGCATCAACTTACTCAACCAGCCTATTACTAGAACTTATCGGCAACGGAGACCAATCCGGTGTTTGGGGTACGACCACTAATAAAAACTTGGGAACCCTATTAGAACAGGCCATTGTTGGCCAAACTACTATTTCCATGAACAACGCCAACTATACGTTGTCAAATTACAACGGTACTTCTGATGAAGCCCGTAATGCTGTAGTTATTATTACTGGTAATCAAAATGCCAGTTATGTGGTTAATTGCCCAGCTGTTCAAAAACTATACATTATTACCAACAGCTTAAACTCTAGCGCTACCGCTTATTTTGGTCCAACTGGTGGTTCTACTTTAACTATTGCAAACGGTCAAACTGTGTTGGCATATTGCACTGGAACGACCATGGTTGCTTTGAGCACACCAACTACAGTGGCTAACATTTCTGGCGGCGTAGCCTCTCAAATACCCTATCAAACCGCTTCTAGCACAACTAGCTTTATTGCTAACGGCACTTCCGGCCAGTTGCTTCAATCAAACGGTTCATCCGTACCAACATGGGTTGCACAATCTACCATTTCGGCTGGTTCTGCAACCACAGCCACAAGTTCTACACAAATTACCAATTCAGGCGGTTGGAATGTCACTCCTAGTGGTACAAAGCTATACTTTAATTACAATGGAACCAATGTGGCATCATTAGATTCTTCAGGAAACTTAATTACTTTGGCTAACGTAACTGCTTATGGAACACCCTAAGGATTAAATTATGACATTAAATTCATCTGGACCAATTAGTTTAGCCGGAACAACTGCTGGTCAATCTATTGAGATTGAAAATGGCGGGAATGGTACAACTCAAATTAGTTTAAATGATTCTGCTGTTAGAACTTTGGCCGGGACTTCTTATACTACGCCCGGATCCACCATACAAATGCCAACCAATTTCTATGGCAAAGCTAACGCATTCACTTTAACAATTTCCTCCAACAAAACAAATTTATGCGTAAGAGCCGCTGCTGTTACCGCGGGTTGGAACCAATCCTCTAATCTTACTGTAGTTGTTAATTCTGGAATAATTGTTTCAGCAAATTCAACCGGAACGCCCGGCATGACAGTTTCTGGAACTTTCCCCGGCGGCATATCTATTAAAAATAATGGATACATCATTGGAATGGGCGGTGGTGGTGGTTACGGTGGTAACTGGGGATGTTGTTGCAGCTCTTCACCACCCAGCGGTGGCTGTAGTGGTGGAACCGCCCTTTATGTAAGATCGGCAGTTACAATTTGTAATTCTAGCGGTGTAATCGGTGGCGGAGGCGGTGGTGGCGGTGCTGCATCATCTTTTGGAGGACATGGCGGTGCTGGTGGCGGTGGTGGTCGTACAGGATCAACTAATTCCCCCGGTGGTGGCGCTGGTGGTTCTTATTATCAATATGGACAGCCGGGCGGTGGCGGAGCTGGAACATTTGCTGGAGCCGGAGGACCCGGATCTCAAGGTACCAATCCTTATGGTGCTGGTGGTGGCGGCGGATGGGGGGCAAGTGGTACAGGCGCTTGTAGCGGACCGGGTGGCGGTGGCGCTGCTACTTGCGGGGCTAGTGGTCGCATCACTTGGTCGGCTAATGGCACACGTTATGGATCAATTAATTAAGGATCATTATGTTAATTTATCAAATAGCAAACCCAGCTCAAGGAAAACCACATTACGTTTGCGATTCGCAAGCAACTATTGATGCTATTCCAAAAGACCCACAATCAGGCCAACCATCTGTTCCACCAAGTCTTTGCAGCGTTGGAACCCAAGCTGATGCTGACAAAATTCTTGCGGATAACCAACAGGCATGGTTAACAAAACAAGCAAATATTTTTACTTGTAACTTACAGACAACAGTAGAAGGCGGGGTAGTTTGGAATGTAGTAGACTTATCTACTGAACCACCAAATACAGATAGACAATATTTTTTATTAGACCCAACAACTGGACTTTACACAGAAGCTATTGGACTAGAACCCGCAAAAACATTATTGGCTCAAATACAACAAAATTATTTAATTTTTTCTAATTTATCAACTTACAAAACTTTAACTGAATGGCCGCCAGTACAATCAGCATAAATTTTAATATAACCAAATAATGACTACTGAACAAAATCAATTAGAACAAAATCATCTTTTTTCAGCCCCAATTTATATAATTAACAAACCTGAATTTTTGTTGCCATTATTGAAGATTTCAAAAAAGTTTTTAAATAATAAAAAGAAAGAAACTGAGTTAAATTGCAATTACCCAGTTTATATGACTGATTCATTTATTGGTGAACCAGATATACAAGACTTTTCCAATTTTGTTGCTCAATGTGCTTGGTCTATTTTAGATGGCCAAGGGTATGCGATGAATAATTTTGGCACTTATTTTACAGAAATGTGGTGTCAAGAACATCATCATTTATCTTCAATGGAAAGACATATTCATGGAGATGGGGCAGTAATTTCAGGGTTTTATTTTTTAAGTTGTCCACCAAATTCTTGTAAAGTAATTTATCACGACCAAAGAGATTCTAAGGTAATTACCAGTTTGCCAGAAAAAAATCCAAACGAAGCTACTCATGCAAGTAACAGCATCAACTTTGTGCCAAAAGAAGGAATGTTAATGCTTGCTAATTCTTGGTTGCCACATAGTTTTTCAAAAAATGAATCTAACAAGCCTATGAGTTTTATTCATTTTAATTTAGCAGTAGCACCAGTTCAAGAAAAGCAAAATGTTGAAATTATATGAGCTTGGATTTTTACAAAGAAATTACTTTTGTACCAACAGAAAAACAAGAAGAAATTTTTAATTTTGTCAGAGGCACAACCTTCCCGTGGTATTTACAGCAAGCCACTGACAATTATAGGTACTTTGGGCATCATTTAAAAATGAGGCATGAACCAGATGTTTGTATTCCCGGAACAATAAATTCTGAACACCATGATTTTTTTGAATCATTGTTTGAACAAATTTGCCAAGAAAATGATGTTGATTTGAATATTATTTATAGAATGGCTTTGAATTGTACCTATTATGATCCTAGTGAATATGGAGATATTCACGAAGATCATTTTTTTCCTCACAAAAATTTTTTATTTGCTTTAAATGATTTTACTGGTGGGCCAACTTATATTTTTGATAATGAAAATAATTTGATTAAAACAACTTCTGTAGGAAAATATAAGGGTGTATTTTTTGGCGGTGAAAAGCACGCTGCTGGATTTTGTCAACCACAGGAAGAAAGAATTATTTTTGTGGCAACCTTTAATTAATAACAAATGAATAAATACCGCATTCGTTTTAATAAAAGTAGAGGCCAGCCGGGTAGGGGTACAAAAGATCATGTTTGGCGTTTATTTGATGGCTCAAAAGAATATTTAGTAAAAAACTTTAAAATTGAAGTTCCATCTTTTAGCGAAAAAGAGGACAATAGTGAGGATTGGAATGTAGTATGTTATGGGTCACTAACTTTTGATAAAGAAACATCTACAGCAATTATTCAAGGAGAAATAAAATGAAATTTACATTTGAGTGGTTTATGGACAAAATAGGTTATATGCCAAAGTTTGATATGAAAATTGGCAAAATAGCAGAACCTTGGCCTTTCCCATCAGAAACCCCTAAGAAAAAGCCTAGCGTTGCTAAGGCTACCACCCGCGCCAAAAAAACAATTGCAAAAACCTCTAGCAAGAAAAAATGATTAAAGTTGTCAATGACCTTTTAACGGGCAAAGATAATCAAACTCACGATATTGTCCGTTGGTCACTTCTTTATTCAACGCTGGTTTTAACTTCCGGATTGATATATAACGCAATCCATACCGGATTATTTGACATAGAAAAGTTTTATCTTGGTTCAGCCGCCCTTGTGGGCGCCCATGGTTTTGGACTAATGATGAAAAAAGGAACCGAACCGGAGGAGCAATGACGCCCTATGCAACCTACATCAAAATTGGTTTATCTTTTATATTTATATGCGGTGTGTTTTTCGCTGGCTGGCATATGCGGGATCGCGATTTTACTGTTTACAAAGATCAGGTCCGGATTGCAGCGCAAGAGCAGGCTGCGCAAGTTGAATCAATCAAGAAACAGCAGGAAATAACCACCAAAGGAATCAAAGATGAATATGATGCGAAACTTGCTCTTATCCGCCAGTATTATGCTAACGGGGTGCGCCAGTCAGGTACCAGCCCCATGTCCGGCATTTCCTCAACCACCAAGCTCTCTGATGCAATCTCCGCCTACAATCAACTTGCTTCGGATTGCGCAGCCACAACCCTCCAAACCGTAACACTCCAGCAGTGGATAACCGAGCAGATGAGCATTAAATGACAGATCAGCAGTTAGCAGAATTAGGAATAGACGCAAAATGGCTTGAACCCCTTAATGCGGCTTTTGAAAAATATGATATCAACACACCTAAGCGTCAAGCAGCGTTTATTGGTCAGTGTTCTGTTGAATCTAATAATTTCAAAACTCTTGAAGAGGACCTCAATTACTCTGCCGAAGGACTAATGAAAACTTGGCCTAGCCGGTTTCCAGATATGGATACGGCTGAGAAATATGCCCATAATCCACAGAAAATAGCCAGCAAAGTCTATGCAGGGCGTATGGGCAATACAACGCCCGAAGAAGCGGGTATGTATATCGGTAGGGGTCTTTTTCAGCTAACAGGCAAAGACAATTATCGTAACTGTGGTCAAGCCTTGGGCATAGATTTACTTGCTAATCCAGAGCTTTTGGCTACTCCTAATGGTGCCGCCTTATCTGCAGGCTGGTTTTTTAATAAACATGGCCTTAATCAATTAGCTGATATTAGGGATTTTGTACTCATGAGCAAACGTATAAACGGAGGGGACTTGGGTTTATCCCAAAGAATTGCTAAAATAAACCACGCAATTACTGTGTTGGGATAACTCAT